AAATGTTCAGCGCTAAAAAAAGAATGACATTCAAAGGCGCTTTAAACGAAGCTTTTGAAGGTGGTGCAATTGAAAGCCTTGCAAAAGGAAATTCAAGAAGCGCATCTTTTGAAATCAAAGCGGACATGACTGTTGGTGCTGATTTCACCGGTGAAGTAATTCCGGCGGACAGAGTTCCAGGTTACAAGTTTGATCCAACAAGACCGACGCACATTCGTCAGTTATTGGCACAAGGTTCAACACAAAGTGATGTTGTTCGTTTCGTAAAAGAAAGCGGGTATTCAAACGGTGCTGCGGCAACGGCTCAAGGTGCAACATTGACGCAATCAGATTTCGACATGACGGCGGCAGACGCTAACGTTAGAAAAATCGGAACATATTTCCGTATTTCTGAAGAAATGTTGGCAGACACACCACAATTGACTTCTTACCTTTCAGCGCGTGCGCCAGAAAAACTTTTAGAAGTTGAGGACACACAAATTTTAAGTGGAACGGGTACGGGCGCACAATTAAGCGGAATCATTACTGATGCAACTGCATTCGCTGCGGGTGATTTAGCTGATTCAGTTGACGAAGCTAACCAATTTGACGCTATTGTTGCAGCGCTTAACCAATTGGCAAACGCTAATTACAACGCTGATTGTATTTTGTTAAACCCGTCAGATTTTCACAAAATCCTTTTATTAAAAGATTCGCAAAATAACTACCTTAAAGACCAAGTTTACAACGGCCTTCAACCGGTATTTATGGGCGTTAAAGTTGTTTTAAATACTGCTATTGCTGCCGGTTCATTCTTAATCGGAAATTTTGGCGTTGGAACACAACTTTGGGTTCGTGATGGAATTAACGTTGAGTTTTTCAGAGAGGACGGAACAAACGTTCGTGACGGATTCGTTACTGTAAGAGTAAGCGAGAGAGTAGCTTTAACAAACTATTTACCAAATGCGTTTGTAAAGGGAACTTTTGCCGCTGCAATTGCTGATCTCGAAACACCATAATAAAGGTTTAACCAACCAATTTAAGGGCCTGGAATTAATTTCCGGGCCTTTTTTTATGCTTTATTTTTAGGCGCCCAACAGATAAGAATGTAAAAAAAACAAAAAAAACTTTAAAAAAAAACTGAAAATATTTTTTTAATTCTAAAATGTGTTATATATTTGTACTGTAAGAAACAAACAAACCATTAAAATTAAACATTATGAAAACTATTATTTTAAACAACGGAAAAGCATTTAACAAAAACTTCAACATTGGTGGATTTATTATTCCACAATTCGGCGACATTAAAGACGGATTAAGATTTGATAATTCTAATGACGCTAAAAATATTTTAAATACTATCCCGTTAAACATTGCAAACGATTGTATTATTGCAAAGGATATTTGGAACATATAAAAACATTAACCGGCCCGTTTCGGCGGGCCATAATTTTAGACAAATGAAAACAAAAACCGGATTAACTATCATTCACGACGGCAACCGCGTCAACGTGTACACACAAAACGAAATGCGAAAGCATAACGACAAAAACAATTTTGAAACTTGGTTTACAAGCGTTTTAAACGCCTTAAATTTAAAAAGATGAGCAATACACCTAAACACTACGAAAACGGTCTTAAACACGACCTTATTGACGTTATTGCGTCTTATGACCTAAACTTTAACCGCGGAAACGTTTTAAAATACGTTGTACGCGCCGGACGAAAGGACAATGAAATTCAAGATTTGGAAAAGGCGTTGGATTATTTAGAACGCGAAATATATCATTTAACAAATAAAATAGACATCAAAAATTTTTAATTATGTGGGGATTAAACTATATACCGGGCGATGAACCCGAATTCGAATGCGCCGTTTGTGGTGTACCAATGTTTGAGGACGCGGGATTGTGTTCTTACGATTGTTATTTAGCTGATCAAATGTAATATTATGAAAAAGAAATTTATTAAGTTTTTTTTAACATTATTTTTATGGTTTTTTGCCATTAGACAAATAATGATATTCAACGAATTGCCAACGGCTTTATTCTTATTTTTTGTAGGGGTATGCGTATCTATGGCAGACGACAACTAAATGTCATAATTTAGTTTTTATTGGTTTGTAGTAAAAGCCGGTCATTAATTTGGTCGGCTTTTTTTTATAACTTTACGCTATGAATCCAAACGTTTTTGGTTGTTATGCTGAATATTTATTTGCCACAAAGGCGATGGAAAACGGTTTTTTGGTTTCATTCCCTTTGCTGCATACTTCAATATATGATTGCATTGTTGATTCGCCTAATGGTTTATTTAAAGTACAGATAAAAGCTATAAACGAATACAACAGAACACGAAACCGAATAAATTTAGTTGACCATAAAAAAAACGGTTACAAAAAAAAGGACGTGGATTTTTTCGCGGTCTATTCAGCCGAACGCCAGGGTTTTTTTATTTTTAAAAATGACGGCAAAATTCAATCATTTACGGTTGGTTTAGAAAAATATTCAAAATATTTTAATAACTTTGCAGCAATGTAAGTTTTTCATTATTGTTTTCATTCTTCTGAAAAGGCGTCACAAATTCATGTGGCGCTTTTTTTTTATCTTTACAAAAAATTATAGGTTATGCAATTAAAAATCAAACAATCAATTTTAAGAGGTGGCAAACGTTACGGTGAAGGCGACAAAATAGATTTGCCGGATCACATCGCAAAAAATTGGATTGCCAAAGGTTTAGCGTCTAAAATAGGCAAAAAGCAAAGCAAAGAAAAAATCGAAACCAAAGAATTAAAGGTTGAATATATTGAAATAAAAGACGATGCGACAAATAAAGATTAATTCCACAACCGGAAATGAATTGTTAACGGCTCAAAACGTAAAGGATTACGTTCGTATTGATACAAGCGCCGACGACAATATTATTGCGGCTATGATTACACAAGCGCGCATTTGGTGCGAAAACTATATATCGCGCGACATAGTGCCTAAAAATAGAACGTATTATTTAGATTCAACCAATGGAATTTTTGACGTGCCATTTGGACCAATTGCAAGCGTTGAGGAAATAACCATTGACGGCACCGCAACAACTGATTATGAGATTTTGGGTTTAGACAATGAAACCATTGAATTGGACCAAGGCCCAGGCGAACGCGTTAAAATAACATATATAACCGCGGGAATAAATGACGCGTTGATTAAACAATCAATGTTGCAATTAATATCAACGTATTACGACAACCGCGCCGATTTTATGGTTGGAAATGTTTCAGAAATACCAACGACAACAAAACAAATTTTAACGTCATATAAAACAATGTTTATATAATGAACGCCGGTAAATTAGATTCTAAAATAACAATTAAACGTTTGTCTAAAACACCGGACGAATTCGGCGGTTTCAATTCAACATTGTCGGACGTTGCAACGGTTTGGTGTCATTTAACACAATTAAAGGGCGAAATAAACGACAAATTCGGCAAACGCGAACAAGACGTCCAAGTTGAAATAACAATGCGTAAAAACACCGCTGATTTAATACAGTTAGGCGACATCTTTACATTGGAAAATGATTCAAAAAAATATCGTATAAACGACAAATTCGAATTTGATTTGGATTTTTATACAAAACTATTGGCGACAAAATCGGAATAAATGAACGTAAACCTAAAAATTAACCAAAGCGATTTGAATAAACTTAAAAATAAGTTAGACAAAATGCGTGCGTTTGAATCTAAAACATTGTCCAATGAATTAGGAAAAACGGGCTTGGAAATTGTAAGGTTGGCAAAACGTTCGGCGCCGGTTGATAATGGCGCATTAAAACAATCAATTAGCGCACAACGAAGCGGTAAATCAATCAACGTTGTAGCTGCGGCACATTACGCGCCTTATGTTGAATTTGGGACGGGTGGCCGCGTTGATTTAACAGACATGACGCAATTAGGTATTCCGCCAAGTTATGCGGCGCAATTCAAAGGCAAAGGGATTCGAGATGTTAATTTGCCGGCGCGTCCGTTCTTTTTCAGTTCAGCGCGAATAGGATTTAAAAATTTGTTGAACCGCTTAAATGGCGAAATTAAAAAAGCAATAAAATAATGTTAGAGGCGATACACTATGTCCGCAAGGCAATCATTGCAAAATTAAACGGAAACATTACAATTGACGGTTCAGTTGTTCCGATTTATGGGCGCGTTCCAACAAATGCAACTTATCCATTTATAAGAGTTTATTCAGTTTCAAATGACGAAACGGATCAAAACCAAAGCACGTTTACAATCGAAACAATAACACGAATTGAATGTGTTACACGATTTGCAAGTGACGACGGCGGCGAGTTAAATTCTAATTTAATGGTTTCACAATGTTTGGAACAATTGCGCACACGTTCAGCCAATTATATTGATTTAACCGCTGAAGGTTTTAATGTATATACAAGCGTAAACGAAGGCGTTAAATATTTACAAGACGATTTGACTGATTTTACATATTTCCGCGCCGTCATTGAATTGTCAAATAAAATAGAACAAGTTGCACCAATTGGCGGTTTACAATCTGAACTACAAAACGATTTACAATCTTAAAAAATAACTATGGCAAAAATTACCTATACAAATAAAACAGACAACCAAACGTCAGCATTGCCGGACATAAATAAAGTGACCGCCGCCGATTTGAATGAAATAAAAACGTCCGTAAATGACATTTATGATACATTGGGCGGGTTTGCAGATTATGAGGACGCAACAACAAGCGGAACACCAATAAATTTGACTGCGGAAACCTGGACCGATTTAACAAACGACAAAGCCGGCGCAAACACTTATTCACATTTGCCGACATATATAAGTGGCGATTTGTGGGATTCATCAGCAAACAAAATTGACACATCAAAAGTTGGCGCAAATAAAATTTTATTAATAAGAAACGATTTTGACGTAACTTCTGGCGCTGCAAATACACGATTAGATGCGCGTTTATATTTTCCGGACACCGGAAAAACAATTGAGTTTTCACACGACAACATTGCGTCCAATGGTGATTTGGTCCGCTATTCAAGAACAACGCAAATATTTACTCAAACAAGCGAATTAACCGGCGGTTGTAAGATTCAAATTAAAGTTGATAAAAGTGGCGCGACGGCGGTTGTTGAAAATTTTCTTATAACGGTTTTAAGTTTTTAAATTATGAATGATTTTAAATTATATATGCTAAACACGTTTTCGTTTATGGTTTCGTTTACTGCAATTGACGAAGTTTTAAAAATATTATTATTAGCCGTTTCAATAGGGTACACCGCACAACGTTGGTATTATTTAAACAAGAAAAAAGACAATGACTAAAAATTTTTCGATTTCCGAATTTGAATGCAAAGGCGGCGATTGTAAAATTAGCGCCGACATAAAAAACAATCTTATTAAATTGGCGGACCAATTACAGATTTTACGCGATAAAGTCGGAAAACCTATCAAAATAAATTCCGGTTATAGATGCGCCAATTATAACGATAATGTTGTTAAGGGATCTAAAAATTCAAGGCATAAAAAGGGACAAGCGGCGGACATTGTAATTGAAGGAATGACGCCAAACGAAGTGCATAAATTAGTTTGTGAAATGGTCGAATTGGGCCAATTATGTTTTGGCGGAATTGGAAAATATGACACGTTCACACATTTAGACATTCGCGATTATTCGGCGCGTTGGGATTACACAAAAAAATAAATTATGGCAAAGCAATCATACAAAGACAGAAACGGAACAACGCGCGTTGGTGACGCATTGCGTTGGTTGGTTTCAAAGGGCAAAGAAGTTGCGCCGGAATTGTTAGACATTGCCGGCAACATTACCGGAATTGAAAGTTTAAATCTATTAAGTGATAAAATAAAAAACGACGGTAAATTGTCCGAAACCGACAAACAAATGTTGTTGGCGGAATTAGAATTTGACGTCATAGAAATGCAAGAGGTCACAAAACGTTGGACGTCAGACAACGCGGCGGATTCATTTATGACAAAAAACATTCGGCCAATGGTATTGGCTTTTTTAACGTTGACGTTGTTTATTTACATAATTTTAGATTCGTCAATTGGTGGATTTAATATTGCCGCACAATGGATTGATTTGTTGTCAAGTTTATTGTTGTTAGTTTATGGCGGTTATTTTGGCGCGCGATCAGCCGAAAAGATTGTCAAAACCTGGAAAAAATAATGTCTAAAAAACAAATCAATATAAATGACTTTAAACGCGTAAAAAAAAAGCGTAAAGGCGTACATTCTAAAAATAAGAATTCAAGGTCTAAATCGTCAAAAAATTATCGAAAAAAATACAGAGGTCAAGGGCGGTAAATTCAGAATAATCTATATTTTATTTTTTGTATTTTTGTAAATATTAAAACGTAAAAAAAAATTATGGCCTCAAATTTATATTATTCAAGTGATTTTCAAAAATTATCTTTTGGCGACAACGGTTTGCGAATTATTTCCGCGGCCGGAACATCTGTTGCCGGTGAAACATTCGGAATCATTCAAGCGTTAGACGATTCAACAATTAGTTGTGACATTGATTCAACCGGCGGTGACGCGTCAATAACTTCATTAGCATTAACAAAAGGCGGAATAATATTTGGAAATTTTGACGACGTTTCTGTTGCAAGCGGTAAAGTAATTTGTTATTTAAAATAAATATATGTTAGGTTTAGGATTACAAATACATAATATTTACGACGAAATTGCAACTATTCCAATAGGCGATTTTATAATTTTAGAAACCGGCGGTTTTGTGTTGGCTGAAAACAATGACAATTTAATAATTGAATAAATAAAAAAATTATGGCGAATAAAAAATTTAGTGATTTTACCTTAAAAACTGATTCAGCAAATGTTGATTTCTTGGTCGGTTATGATGGTACGGATAACGTCCGTATTGACCCATCGAATTTAGGTGGTGGCGGTGGTGCTTCAGACTTGAATGGATTAAGTGATGTAAGTATAGATTTAACAAACGACAACGCTTTCTTCATTAACATACCAAGTGGAATATCTGGAGCAGTTGGTAATATAGGTTTAGGAGAAGAAGCTTTAAACAGTCTAACAAGCGGAGATTATAATACTGCAATAGGTAAACAAGCGTTGAACAATAGTACAACTTCAAGTAATTCTACCGCAATAGGTTATAACGCTGGTGCACAA